CTGCTACTTAATGCATCTAAACTATTAGCATAGGCTATTGCAGCCTCTAAACCAATAGAGCCTTCCCATTTTTTATTAGTATCAATAGCTGTTTTAGTAGTTTCTTCAAGCTGTGCTAGACTATCCGATAATTTACTGGCACTTTTACTATTAGTACTAAACATACTATCAAGTACTTCAAAAACTGTTATTGCTAGACCTATATAACCTAGTAATCCACTAATAAATCTTGTAACATTTAGGAATGTTTGACCTAGAATACTAAGTGTTCCGCTAACAACGGCTGTTATTTTTCCAATGCCGCCTAATTTTGTACCGTATTCACCAGTTAATCTAACTAACTCTGAAAAACCAGCTATAGTACCAGCATCTGCTGTTTTTTCTACTACTTGTGCTTGTATATCTTTGACAGCATAAGCTCTATTAGCCGCTTTACTGGCACTAGCCATCATCATTGCATGTGTATCACCCCGAAAAATACTTGGTGACTTTTCCATTTGATCTTGCAATTTACGGTCTAGTTCAGCTTGAAGTCGTTTTTCTCCACCAATTTTAGCTTGTATAACTGCCATTCTATTTTCAAGCGCAATAATTTCAGCAATACTGGCTTTTTGTTTTTCTAAAGTTGTTAGCTGATCATTTAATATAACTTGTTCAGCTTTTAAACCTACTACTCTTTTTTCACTGGCCGAAATACCTAATCGCTCTTTGGCAGTATCTACTTGTGTTGCCCATGCACGTTCACTTTGTATAGATGCCATTTTACCTGCTTCTGCAGCAGTAGTCTTTAAATAATCACTATATCTATTTAATGCAGGTATTGCTTGTTGGGTAATTTTTATTGCTGCTAATGCTATTGCTGCACCAATTAATCCGGTATTATCTGCTAATATTTTTGCTACAGGGGCTACTACTGTATTAACTACGCTTAATATATCCTGGGCAGTATTCTTTAAACTAGCTAATAATTTGTCGTATGGGTTACCTTCTTGTGCAATTTCTCCAAACTTTTTACGTCCTTCTTCTAATACAGCATTAGCAAAGGCCTGGCGACGCTCAAAATCTGTTAGCTGGCTTTCGGTTTTACCTACTTTTCTAGCATAATCTTCGGCGGCTTTACCCGTTTTGGTAAATAAACCTAGTTCATCCAATAATTCTGGTTCTAGTTTAACAATACCGCGACTTAGTCTGCTAACAGCATCACTCATATTAACGCCAAGGGCTTGGCTGGCTCCTTTAGCCACTTCAGCAATACCTAATATTTGTTCACGACCTAGTCCACTGCTGCTGGCTTTTGTTACGGCTTCTGCGGCTTCACGAAAGCTAACCATTCCATCAGTTACGCTTACAAAACTTTTTGTCATACCTACCAAGCTTTGCCCAGTAGCAGCCCCTAGCTGTTCCATACCCTTTATCATTATATCGGTATTCATAGCTTCACGAAGGGCCGTAAATGCGGCTGTAACTGCAAATACGTTAGCAGCATATGTAGCGTATAGTCTAACTAGCCCGCCTAAGCCTTGAGCTTCTGCGGCAAAATCTCTGGCGCTTGCTCCACCGCGACCACTAACGCCGCCAGCAGTTGTATAGTCTGTCATCATACCATATCCTGCTCTACGAGCTTGTGGATTAGTTTGATCACGTGTACTATCTTGCAGACCAGTAGTAATAGTTGTACGTTGTAGTCTAACAGTTGAGTCTGGTGCTTCTGTAGCGCGTAGGGCTTGTGCTCCGGTTTTAGTTCCGGTAGCAGGAATTCCTCCACTAGCTAATTTTTGTGTTGTTTCTAGCTTGTTATTTAAGTTTTGTACTTCATCAGTTCGTTTTTTAATAGTACTTTGCTGATCTAACAAACTAAGATTAATATTTACTTGATTTTCTGCCATAGCTACTCCACAGCACTTTGTTCTAGACTACACAACTTTGTGTAAGATTAAACCAATTATATCACAAGGGGTTTGAAATGTCAAACACAAAAATTTTTAGTAATAAAAAAGCCCACTAACTACTGTTTAGCGGGCTTTTTCTGTTTTTCGTTTAATATATTACTACGTATACCATCAATTATTTTAATAAGTGTTAGTATAATTTTATGATCTTGTGGTTCTACTTCTGTATAGTGTAGGATTTCTGTTAATCCAATATAACTTTTACCTAAATATATTCCGTTAAAACCTTCCCAGTCATCTTTAAGCATTCGATAAACTAGTAGTGCTTGTTGAACTTCTAGTGGTAAGTCATCTAATTCTACTGGTATTTCATGCTCAAGCGGCTCAGTACCTAATTGACTACACATCTCAAAGTACTGTTGTTTAGTCATACCAGCTTGTTGATTTTGAAAATAGTTTTTTAACTTAGTTTCAACCTCTACTATTTGTTCTTCGAAAAGTTTCCCAGGTCGCTTACCTGCTCACTAACAAAACTATCAAAATTAGTACTATTCTTCATTAAGTATAGTGCGTTTTCACTAGTATACCCTAATTCACTATTTGGATCTAATGTACTAACGTCTACAGGAGCTAATTGCTCTAAGTAACTAATTTTTAATCCACTCCAACCTTTAACAGCATTTTCTACATATAGTTTTAAAAATAATTCATCATCAAGTTCTTCTTGTGGCTGACGATTTTTAAATGTAGTTTTAGTTGCTTTTTTGCGAATATTAATAAGTGTTTCGCGGCTTAAAAATGCAACATTAATTACAAAGCCTGGCATACCAGGAAATTCTACCTCGACGGCTTTTGAGGGTACTAGTAGGGATTTTAAACTAAGTTCTTGTGTCATTGTTATATAGCATAAATGGAGCTAGAATATCTAGCTCCGGTTGATAAAATTTTAGGCAAAGTATTTAACCATAATTTCGTTATCTTTAATAATATCAAATTTGCCTGAATCAGTTCCTTGAGCTGTGAAATTAACTGTACTGGTAATTACACTTTCTGCGTTTACGGTAGGAATTGTTAGTACAACACCTGGCATTTCTAGTTCTACTCGTACGTTATTACTGGCGCCGCCAATCTCTACTTGTAAGTAAAACTCGGGATCGCTGTCACTATTAACCTGTGCAATTAAATCACTAAATAAGTTAGCACTATAGTTATTTGTACCGACACCAGTACCAGTACGTAAGTATGCTGTTAAGCTACCTGTTACACTACGGCTACCTGTAAAGTAAGTAATTGGTTGATTAATAGCACCCATGTAGGCAGGTGTTAAGTAAGTAATATTATTTGTTAATGTAATACTACCACCTGTTAGTGGCATTTGATAAGTTTTGCCGCTGCCGCTTGGAGCACCATTAAATGTTGGACTTGTGCCATATGCACCAATTTTACTTACTAAACTTACTGTGCTTAACTTGTTGGCAATAAATGGCGCTGTTGTAACTTTAGGTGCATATGGACCAGTTAAACTTCCACTCCAAGTACCTGTTGTATCTGTAGGAGCTGCTAGGCGTCTGATTGTACGAGCTTGGCCACTCCACTGAATACTAGCAATGGCGTCAATACCAAAGTCAATAGTTGCTGTGTTTAGTGAGCAGTCGTCTAGTAAGAACACGTTTTGATCAAATACAACAATAATACCAAAACGCTGTAGTTGATGGCTTGCTGAGTTAAGTAATTGGCAAACTGCTGGATCTGTACCTGCTGCACCATTTGTCCAAGCTGGATTTGTACCACCAATAGGATCTGTTGCAAACATTGCGTTCCACAATACGCTTTCTTCTGCACTAACTATTGTAGCATCATCATAAGGACGCATATAGGTAGTAAAGTTAAAATCTACTGGATTAAGTGCAGTGTTAAAAGTACGCTGACCACGAATAGGCGCTGCACCTGTTTCATTAACAGCAATAGTTTCTACGGCAGTAGTTTGGCTAAAACTTAGATCATCTAATACTTGAATCTCAAATGTATTAGTAATAGTGTGGCCTGTAGTATTAATTTTGCCTATATTTGGTGCTACTGTATCAACATTAGTAGTAAAGTATACTTTACTATTACGTAATAAATTAACTGACATATTTTTTCCCTTTAGTTAAAGGTATTTGTCCAGCTGTTACGAGACTTTTATCTGTAGTTGGCTGTTCAAAATACGGTTGCTTACATGACCTGATAACGGACCTGCAAGTTAATCTCGCCAACTGCATAGGGAGCTAATAGGCCCTCATCCGTAGTTATTGAGTCTATTAAAATTTCTGTGGTTTCATGGTTGTTATCAACATCATAGACTAAGCGTCTATTTGCATCTATACAGGTTTCTAGATCGCTCAATAACTGCTCTAGCTGTTCCTGTGCACTTTCTTCACTTTTGCAGTACACTTTAACACAAACACGTAATAATCCCCAGGTAAAATCACTAGGTAAATAGTCACGTGTTTCTGTGCCAGGACTTAGGTAAACGCTGGGAAAATCTTGTATCTCATCCCAGAACTTTAGCTTGGCAAAACTATTGCCATATAGATTGGTTGTATAAGGCTGATAGCCGTCTATAATTTTAAACTTTTCGGCAAGGGCCGCTACAATCTTTGCTCGTTTGCTCATACTAGTACGGCCCTTAATCTTGAAATCTTTAGTTGTTGCGCTACTTCACGTATTGACTTGGAGATCAATGTTTTTGGGTCTCTACTACGCGGATATTGTTGTTTGCCACCTTGACTAAACGTAGCATATGGATTTTTCATATAATTATAGAAAGCTGTTACAGTACCCTCACGACTTTGTGTTAATCGCTCTACTTCAACACTTTCAGCAAATCTACCACTACGTAAATTGAGTATATCTTTGCGAGTTCCAGTACCCATATTTTGTTTTACAGTTTGAACAAGATTTATATTCAATAAATTTTGTAAACTTAACAAGTCTACTTCTTGTTGAAGCTTTTGTTCTTGAACTGTTCTACTTTTTGGTATTCTAGTAGCTTTTGATTTTAGGGTTGTAGTAGGTAATTTTACCTTTTTAACCGCACTTTTATTAAGATTTAATTTAACGACATTTTCTGCTGTAACAGAAGCTTCTTCTTTTCTACTAGTAGTCTTACTACTAGTTTTAAACTTGCCTGTTTTTAACAGTTCTATAAAACCCGTTTCTAGTGATTGAATGAGTGTAGGTGAAAATTTTAAACCAGTTACTAATCTGCGTAAATTGTCTGCACTTAGCACACGATCTATTAAACTATTTCGCAATTTTCTATAGGTAGTATTAAACAAATTTTGTATAATTTGATCAGCTGCCTGTGTTTCACCTTGCAATATAGTTTTATTAGTTTTAACTGTCATTGGCACAACTACTGCTAGCTGAGCTTGCATAAGAGTTTTTACTTGTGGTGAAACTTGCTTAGAAAATTGTACACTATAATTTACTTGCCCACTAGTATTTACGAATCCATTTATAATATCAGTACCGTTTTGTTCCTTACTAGATTGAGTTGCTAACAGCATTATTTGCTGTATCCATGGACTTATAAAGCCAATTATTTCAACTGCTCCAGTTTCTGGATCGGTACTTTTAGCACCAGTATGACCAAATACAACAATTTCACCTATTGTAAATGCCCGATTAATATCAGTAGCAGGTGTATTCTTATTAATCTTCGATTTATCTGTACTTTTTTCAGCTAAAATAATTCCTGCTTTGGTAAAACTTTGTCTAATAATTGGTGTTAGTACAGTATTAACTGCGCTACGCAATGTAGCAAAAGTAGCACCAAGAAATATTTCTTGTGTAGCTGAGTTAAAGTTTTCTACTATACTATCAGCATTTTTTAACTTGCATGGAGTTTTTCTTGCAAACTCCGTTCTAATAGCTCTACCTGCTGCCGTGACTCTATATCTTGCTTTACCAGTAGCTGCTGGATCACCAGCTTGTATGCCTGGCATAAATGCGGCTAAACCACTATTAAGACTATTAAAAGCTCTGCTAACAATATCGCTGAACTCCTCTAGCGTATGCTGTTTTGTAGCTATTTTACTAGTTATATCACTAATGTCTATTTGTGGCGGTCTATAAGAATTTAGCAGGGATTGTAAATTACTTTCAAAATCCAGATCATCACGGCGTATGCCACCAGCTAAACTTTCTATAAATTGTCTAGTACTACTTTCTGGATTACGTAGTTCTTGTACGAAGTCTTGACATGCTTGTTGATATACTGTAGTATCTAATACTATTAGTGCAGGGGTTGCATTTTCTATTACATCACGCAAGTCATCATTGGCTTTACGCAAAAATTCATTTATTTTAGCCTGCGATGTTTTTGGCAGTTTAGTAGCTTTTCTATACCCACTTATAAATGATAAGAACTGTCCTGCATCCATTATGTATAGTCTGCCACATATTGATCTAATATACGCTTAATATGTGCTGGAAAATTTGTAGTGGCTACGTACTGTATTTGTGTTACATTAGGTGTAACATCTCTGTTAACATGCACAGCACTATTATTCTTTGAATAGTATTCAACAAGATCGAGTACTGCTAACTTTAAATCATCAGGTACATCCTCGTATCCACCCATATATGTAACCTTATAACCTTTAATATAAGGAGTAAATATATATGGATCTTTTATACTGCGTATACTATCACCATCAAGTACCCAGTCTGTATATTCTAATATTTGTGTATAGCTTTGCCCGTAATTTATACTGCGCTCTACATACATTATTTCTCTAACAGGTGTTTCTGACAAAAAGATTCTATCAAAGCCGCCTTCAAACGTTTCGATTTTAGGATCATCATAGTTGTCTATAAAACTTCTGCGGCAATAAGTTTTTACAAGACTACTAACCTTAGGAATAAGTAAATCAATCTCTTGATCTTTATTACTACTAGTAATTCCTAAGTAATTCTTATACTCATTTCTAGTAATTAAGTCAGCCATATAAAAACTCCATGTGTCTCCAAAACCCAACTATATTGGGCTTTAGAGACAGGACTCTTACGAATCCTGCCTATATAACTAATTAAGCCTTGTAACGAACGCAGGCAACACCATTGCCATCAACTGTTGATAGCTGTGTCATACCAATACGCATACTTGCTACTAGAACGCTACGCTGTTCAACTACGAAATCATCGCTGTCTAGACGCATACCACGGTGCTGTCCAACTAGGAAGTTACGTGGGTTAGCAATTACAGCTACTAATTCATCTGCTACTGCAGGGCTAGAAGGTGTAGGAATTGTTGGGCTTACTAATACTGGTGTATTACCAACGCTACCGATTTGACCTGTAAATAGTGTAGCATTTGGACCAGCTTTATCAATTGTTAGGAAGTTTTGATCTTCTAATAGCTCATAGTAACCTTGTGTGCTAACAAAAATAACTAGCTCGCTTGGATTTAGACCCCATGCACCTAGTGCTTTACGAGCTGCCATTACTTTAGCAACTGTTAGCTTTTCTCCATCACTAATATCAACTGCGCGAGCAACGTTACTAGTTGGATCATAAGTTGCTAGACCTTTAATAGGATCACTAGCACCTGCGGTACCAATTAAGAAAGCTTTATCAATTGCTTTAGCCATACGACGGCTTAATGCATCACGTACTAGTGGTAGTACTGGGATTAGGCTATCTTCGTCTTCTTCAAAAGCAATATACTCTTTTGTAGCTAGTTTATAAGCTGTTAACACTACTTCTTTTAGTGCATGTGTACGAGCTGTACCACTGCTAGAACTTGTGCCATATACTAGGCGCTCACTAGCTCCTGCACCGATAACCCAATCAGCATTATCACCAGTATCTGGATTTACTGGAATACGCATAACTGGATTGCTCATAGTTGTAGTACGCATTGCACCAGCTACAACTAGTTGACGACGCATTTCACTTTCTAGTGTTGTGCTGATTTCTGTTTCCCACAATTCTTGCATGGTTGTTGTAGCATGCGTTGGACCACGGGCATTAGCACCAAAACTAGCAGCAGCTTTTTCTAGTAGTTGTTTACCAAACTTGGTCTCATTCATTGGTCTGCGTAGGATCTTGCTGACTAGAACAGCTTTCTCTTTATCAGCATAAGCAATATCAGGAGTTGTTGGCTCGGTAAATTGCATGCGGCTACGCTGTAGTGCCTCTAGCTCGCCACTCTTGCTTTGTAGGGCTTCTAGCTCTTTGGCTTTTTCTTTGATAGCAGCCTCTAGGCCTTCTAGAGCTGTTCTGTGCTCTGTGGCTTGATCTTCTAGACGCTTTTCAATGTCGCTTAGTAAGCGCTCTGCACCTGTGTCAACTGTTTGTACAACTGGAGCAGCTGGTGCTACTGCGTTAACAGCAGCCTTGATTTTAGCTTGCAGGGCTTCTTCGTCGGCAATTTTGCGCTGTGCTTCTTCAGCAGCTTTTGTTTGTGCTTCTAGCACGGCTTTAGCAGTTTGTTCAGCAGCTTTAGCAGCAGCATCTGCTAGTAATTTTTCTAACTCTTTTGGATCCATGTTCCATTCCTCATTTGTTGCGCTTTTTGCTGCTTTTGGGGTATCTAGCTTTTTAGCTGATTCCTTTGGTGCTGGTGCAAATTGCTGTTTAAATACTTCAAACTCTTGGGCAGTGTCAAATGCCTTGGCTAAACTAAAAAGTGTGTTTTGGTTTGCGGGTACACTAACTACACTAATTTCATGCAGTTCTAATTCTTTAACTAAAAACGTTTCAGTAGCGTTATCATAATCCGCATCGCGGACTCTAAAACCTACACTAAACGCACTTAATATTCCCTTTTTAATCAGTTTGTATACATCACCTACTTCACTAGGAATCTGTGCTCGAATCCACAAACCCTGATCTGTAACCTTGTGCTCAACCATTTTACCAATTGGCATCTGATGATTGTGATAGGCTAGTATAATTGGATTTTTTAGGTAATTACTTAATCCCTCATTCCACGCTTTCATAGGGATCACATCACCCATACGATCACGGTCTACTGTGCTAGCATATCCTTCAATAAAAATGCTATCATCAGACTCTGTACTAGCTGTAAACTTACTGCTTAAATAGAGTAATTTATCTAGCTTTGTGTTCATATTACTCCTTTGTCGTACTAGGCCTACCACCCAAAGATGGATTGGCTGCTGAACCTGCTATATTAGCAGGTATTCTTATGGTATCACCACCTTCTACC